GATATTAAGACTGCATCAAACTTCTCCTTTAAGAAGTTCTCCGAAGGAACCTTAGTAGACGATGATCCTTTTGGTTATATGGCACAGCTTGCAGGTTACGAAGAAGCAGAAGGTACAGAGGATGGTGGATTCTTTGCCATCAACAAAGAGTCAGGAGAGATCTGTTTATTTAGACCGGGAAACTTATCTAAACCTAATATAAGAACTAAGATAAGCACCATCAAAGAGTCCCTAGAAGTAGATGAACCTCCTGCCATATGCTATCCTCCTGTACCAGAGGGAAAGAAAGGCAACCTTAGACTAGCGACAGGCTGCGTATACTGCCCTCACAAAGCTAAGTGTTGGAAAGATTCTAACAACGGTAACGGACTTAGAGCTTTTAAATATTCAAACGGAGTCAAGTACTTTACTCGCGTTATATCTATGCCCAAGGTTATGGAGATACCTTTATGAACAGAAGACTATCTAAAAGAATAAACAATAAAGCTTCAGAGATTGCTGTTGAATGGCTCAAGAGCATGATACCTGAGTCAGAAGCAGACACAGTAACCTCAAAGAATATACCACGCGACAACCCCTGCGCTTACAGAAACGGAGTAGCTTACTCAGTCCCTTACTCTTTTAAAGGTGCAAAGAGAATCATTAAGATCTTAGTACGCAGAGGTAAAGATTTAAATGATATCACTATGCAGGATATAGAACAGCGTGTAAGGAGTACACAACGATCTTAGAATCTGTCCCCGATATAGATAGTGAACCAGAGCTTACTATAATAGAGCTTGCTAGATTCTTTATCACAAACAACGGTAGCATGGAGCAAGTGCCTACTGAATTAATCCAACAACTTTTAATCTTACTAGAGCTAGAAGTTATAAAAAGAGAAGGTGTTATACACTAATGAAAAGAAAGCCTAGACAAAGAAGACCTATAGAAAAAGGTAAGCCCAAAGGATACGACTCTAAATGGGAAAAGACTTTACACGATACAGTACTGCAGGATTGGATACACCACGATGGTAAGGTTCCTTATGTTATAGAACACAACTATCATCCTGACTTTACTAAAAGGATAGGACGCAAGAAGATTATCATTGAAGCCAAAGGTAGATTCTGGGACTATGCTGAGTTTACTAAATACATATGGATTCAAAAAGCTTTACCTAGCAGCACAGAACTGGTATTCTTATTTGCAAATTCATCAGCGCCTATGCCTCAAGCAAAGAGACGCAAAGACGGTACTAAGAGAAGCCACGGAGAATGGGCATCTGATAACGGCTTTAGATGGTTTACTGTTGATACATTACCAGAAGAATGGAGGAGTGAAAGTGAAACAAAAGACTAAGAGATGGCTCGCTTTAGATGATGCTACGCCTGCAGATTGGGACAGCATACAGCAGAGTACTGCCCCTGCTATAGAGTGGGATGCTGTAACTAAACCAGAACATTACAACAGCGGTGACATTGAGTGCATAGACGGTATAGAAGCTATGTTAACCAAAGAAGAGTTCATTGGATACTTGCGGGGTAACAGCCTAAAGTATCGTTGGAGGTATCCTTACAAGAACGGAACGGAGGATCTAAGGAAAGCAGCTTGGTATGAAGAGAGGCTGCTTAACACTTTAGAAAATAAAAATGGATAACAATTACGTAGATAGAAAGACTGAAAGAAGAACCAGATACAATAGAAAAGTAAAAGGTAAGGTAACAAAAGATAACAAGAACTTTAAAAACATTCGCTTAGAAGAACTAAGGAAACAGGACGCAAACGAGGAGTTATTAGACAATGGATCAGTACCAACAATACATACACAAGAGTAGATACGCACGTTACATAGATGATGAAAAGCGCAGAGAAGAATGGGGAGAAACAATCAATCGCTATCTATCTTTCTTTGTTGAGCGCGGTCAGATCAACGACGAAGAAGCAGTAGAACTTTTCAACGGTATAGCAGATCAAAAGGTAATGCCTTCTATGCGCTGCATGATGACAGCAGGAGCAGCCTTACACCGTGACAACGTAGCAGGATTCAACTGCTCTTACCTTCCTATCGACAGCCCTCGCTCCTTTGACGAGCTTATGTATATCCTTCTGTGTGGTACAGGTGTAGGCTTTAGCGTTGAACGTGACTACGTTAATAAACTTCCTGAAGTAGCTGACAGCTTTCACGATACTGATTCTACTGTTGTTGTATCAGATAGTAAGGTTGGATGGGCTAGTGCTTTCAGAGAACTAATAAGTCTTCTTTACGCAGGTAAGATTCCTAAGTGTGACCTCACTAGAATACGTCCGGCGGGTGCTAGGTTAAAGACCTTTGGCGGTAGAGCAAGTGGCCCACAACCTTTAGCAGAACTATTTAATTTTGCTGTTGAAATGTTTAAAGCTTCTGCAGGACGTAAGCTTACTTCATTAGAATGTCACGACTTAGTATGTAAGATTGCAGACATTGTTGTTGTAGGCGGTGTGCGTAGATCAGCCCTTATTAGTTTAAGTAACGTTACTGATAACCGCATGGCTAACGCTAAGAACGGTGAGTGGTACTTGGGCAACGGTCAAAGAGCCTTAGCTAATAATAGTGCTGTCTACTCTGAGAAGCCTGACTTTGATACATACTCTTCTGAGATGAAGAGACTATACGATTCTAAGTCTGGAGAGCGTGGAATCTTTAGCCGTATTGCAGCTCAAAAGGTTGCAGCACGTAACGAAAGACGCGATGCTACACATAAGTTTGGTACTAATCCTTGTTCAGAGATCATTCTACGTCCTTATCAGTTCTGTAATCTCTCTGAGGTTGTAGTAAGAGATGATGACACTGCTGAAACTTTAAAAGAAAAGGTAAGACTCGCTACAATTCTAGGAACTCTTCAATCAACAATGACTGACTTTAGATACCTGCGTAATATCTGGAAAAAGAATACAGAAGAAGAGGCTTTGTTAGGGGTTTCTATGACAGGTATCATGGACTGCAAGCTCACCAATGGATCTACGGGTGAAGCAGCCCTAGGAACGCTCTTAGAAGCCCTCAGAGCCGTTGCAGTGGACACAAACAAAGAGTGGGCATCTAGGTTAGGGGTCAACCAATCAGCCGCCATAACGTGCGTGAAGCCGTCTGGTACAGTGTCTCAATTGACAGATAGTGCTAGTGGAATACACCCAAGGTTCAGCGAATATTATATTAGAACTGTAAGAGCAGACAAGAAAGACCCTCTTGCTACGGCTATGATAGAAGCAGGGTTTCCTCACGAAGAAGATGTAATGAATGCTTCTAACTGGGTGTTTAGCTTCCCGCAGAAAGCACCTAATAAAGCTGTTACAGTTGAAAGCATGGGCGCTATGGAACAGTTAAAGCTGTGGAAAGTTTATCAAGATAGTTGGTGTGAGCATAAGCCTTCAATGACTTGCTACTATAACGACGATAACTTCTACTCTGTGTGTCAGTGGATATGGGAAAACTTTGACAGCGTTAGCGGTATCAGCTTTCTACCTGAAGCGGAGCATGTATATAAGCAAGCACCGTATCAGAAAATAGACAAAGCAAATTATATGAAACAAATTAAGGAGCTTCCTAAAGACTTTGAATGGGATATAGAAGAACTAGATGATAACACTGAAGGTGCACAGACCTTAGCATGTGTTGCAGGAGTGTGTGAGATATGAAGAAGGAAGGTAATCTAATCTCCTTTAAAGTCCTTATAGATGAGCGAGGGTTAATAAATACAGAGCTTAGTTTCTTTCCTGAAGATCAGATAAAGAAGGTTTTTGAAGACCCTTATACTCAGAACTATATTAGAACTATACTACGCGAGGGTCATTTAAAACTTGACCCTTTACACCTTTACTTAGAAAAACAACTACAGGCATTATAAAATGGAAGAATTATTTTTTACAGCAGAACCAGAAACAAAACTATCTACTGTCATGCGTATTAACTCTGAGATTATAACAGCATTAGCTGCAATGGAGTTAGCCGAAGAGAACATAAATGTTGTTACAGAGATTCTAAAGAAGCACTCAGACTTTGTAATAGATACTTCTCTTAAAGTTTTAAAAGCAGAGAGACTAGATATAAAGATAGTAAAGTAATTTACTTCTTTGACTTAGCCCCCGAACACTTCCAACGCTTACGTGATAGGTTGTTGGGAGTATTGGGATCGTTCTGCTTCTTCTTAGGTAGTCTCTTCTTGATGCCTAAGCTTCTTGCACAGTAGCTGTCTCCTTTAGAGGTTCCCGGCTTAACTCTAGCACCGCCACCTTTAGCTTTACCCGCCTGTCCGTAGCTTACCTTTTTACCGGATGCTGTTACCTTTACTTTTGCTTTACCTTTCCTAGGTTTTGCCATTTAAATATTCCTCTTCTTTTTTATCTAACCAAATCATAATTAATAATAATAAAGATACTGTTAAAACCTTCACGTTTTTCTATGCTTTCTAGTCTTGGCTGCAGTCTTCTTAGGTTGCGGACTGTACTGCTTACCTGCTTTTGTATCCTTACGCTTCTTAGCTGTTGTCTTAGCGTACTCAGAAGAGCTGAGAGCGTCTCTAGCCTTCTTAGGTAAGTACCTTTCTCCTGTTGCCTTAGGCCCTTGAGTAGACGGCTTACCTGACTTAGTACCCCACTTCTGCTTTGTCCAAGCTTTTAAAGACTTCTGAGACTTTTTAAGCGCCATTACTTGTACCCTCCACCTTTAGCTTTGTATTGTTTAGCAAGCATTTGCGCTTTACGTGCTGACCATTGACCTGCTTTACCGCCTTTTGATCCTGCTTTTATCTTGTTAAAAAGATTCTTACGCATAGTAGGCTTAGTATAATTACCCGCCTTGTTAACAGTAGATTTCTTCTTTGCCATAGTTACCTCATTTTTTAAATATAAACATAAGAAGACTTAGTATAACGCCGAACGAAATAACAGCAGAGGTTAATACTACACCAATTGTTTTTAAAAGCTTTATATTCTCGCGTCTTCTAATCTTAGCTATCCTTAGTTGCTTCTCGTGTTCAAGCCTAGACTCTTCTACTCTTGCCATGATCTCGTTATAATCTTTAGTAAGACCCTGCATCATCATAGAATCTTTAAGCTGCTGATTAAATATCTTTAGCTGTCGCTTGGCAAGCTGTATTTTCATGGAGTCCTTTACAGAAAGCCTTCCTACGTATTTACTTTCTACGTCTTGAACAGCTTCATTGGCTGTAGCATAACGGCCCATCACATCACCTAAGTCACTGGCATGCCCACCTGTTTCTTTAATAGTGGATATAGCATCATTAAGCCCTTTGATGACTGATATAACTGTAGCGACTTCTGCAATCATCAGTCTTTCTTATTCCACAGTTCAAAGAGTACTTTTACTTTTTCTTTGATAGTTTCTATATCACCATGCATCTTAGCTAATACTATAACTAAAGTAATAAAACCCATGAAAATAGGCCAAGTAGAATTTACAAACTCCATAGCTGTCATCATTTATCCCTGTGTACTGAGTTCTTTTTCTCGTAAGTTCTCATAGCACCTAGCCCAAGCATTCCCATTAGTACAGGCATCATAGTTTCCAAGGGTACAAGCGGTATCACGATGTCGTACTCAAGTAGAGCTAAAACAAAGTTGCTAAAAGGGATAGTGATGAAGTTACCAAACATACCTAAGCCACATGTCCACCCAATAAAAGGTCTCCATCCTGCCACAAATAATGAATTGTGTGCTGCTTCTACTTTGTTAACCTCAAGCTGACCCTTAGAAAGCTCCTGAGCATGGTTCTGAGCCATTGTAGCAACTTCATGCGCCAACGCAGCCTTCTGATCCTTGTCCTCTATAAACTTGTCTAGCAGACCTGTGACAGGCCCTATAAGAGCGTTTAAAATAGTCATCTAGTAACTCCATATCCAAGGTCTACCACTTTACCACCTAATACACTTTCTATTAATCCCATAATAGTATCCCATTTTTATATCTATAATCTTCAATAGCGGCTTTAATTGCATCTTCAGCCAGCACAGAACAATGGATTTTTACTGGTGGCAATGCTAGTTCGTTGGCTATATCTGTGTTAGTTATTTGCCGCGCTTCTTCAAGCTTCTTGCCTTTTACCCACTCCGTTAACAATGAGCTTGAGGCAATGGCAGAACCGCAGCCATAGGTTTTAAACTTAGCGTCTTGAATAATTCCATCCTCATCCACGCTTATCTGCAAGCGCATCACATCACCACAGGCAGGCGCACCTACCATACCAGTGCCTACATTATCACTGACACTGTCGAGACTTCCTACATTTCTAGGATTTTGATAATGATCCATTACTTGCGCTGAGTATGCCATTTAATAACTCCATATCCAAGGTCGCGGTCTGCCACTTTCCCACTCAAGATCATCTAAGTGTATAAATCTAGTAGCGCCTTTTTGATTAACACCAATACCTGTCATTCCTATTCTAAAGGCAGCATCTAAAAGCTTGTAAGCTGCTTCACCTTTAACAGCAATATCTATAGCCCTTCCAGAAGGATGTGATCCCGGTTTACTTTTCTTAGCTTCTATCGGATGATCCTTGCAACGGTAACCAGAGGTAACAACAAAAGGAAATTTTAGCTCCTCTCGTAAGGCTTCTACCTTAACCATAAAGCTATCATTCATTCCTTCAGCGCCACAGTGTTGACATTTAAGTTCATCTGTGCTAAAATATTTATATATCATTTAACGTTCCTTTCTTGACCAATAAACCACCATCAGCTTTGTTCTGTCTGGGATCTGCTTTATCAAAACGTGTAGCAAAAGTACTCTTAAACTGTTCAGGTTCAAATAAGATATAGGAATAAGGACTTTCACCTTCTATCCTTGCTTCAAATTGATTTTTATATTTAACACTATCAAAACCAAAATCCTTCAAGAAGCTTTGGAGTTCTTTATTTAACTTGGCTTGGTGAATAGAATACTCTAAAGTATCACTGCGTCCCTCCATAGACATTTCTGTAAAGCGATCTAAGTAAGGAATAACCTTACGCTTTAGGGAAGCGC